ATGTTTAAAATCTCCCCGATAAAAATGTTATTAGGCGTGAAAACCCTGAACTGGTTTGAAAAGGCGGTTATTTAGCGTTATGGGCGGTTATTCATACAAATATCGCGAAGCGCGAAAGGTACTCCTGGCGAGTGGCCCGATATGCGTTTATTGCCGTGTAAAGGCTGCTGATACGGCTGACCATGTGCCGCCTCTTAGTTCTGCACCGTCGCCAGAGTTGTGGGCCGGTGAGCTTGTGCCGGCGTGTAAATCTTGTAATAGTCGTTTGGGCGCTAAAATCGTTAATGATCGACGTAGGAAGGTTAAAAGGTCGCGGGAATGGTAGAGAAGGGCAGACACACTGAAGCCGCTAAGGTTGTTTTGGCTACGTTGCCGAACGCTAACGCCGTGTTAGCTACCGCCCTGTTGGGTATCGCTGAGGCGTTAGATAAATGCGAGATAGGCGTGTATGACGCGCGCCTGTTTGCAGGCCTGATCGTTCAACTATTTCAGTGTTTAGATCGTTTAGGCGTTGAAGCTGATTCTGATGTGTGGGAACAGTTAAGCAAAGAGTTATCAAATGGCGGCTAAATGCGTTGAATGCGATAATTTGGCCGAACACGACCTATGTCACAAGTGCCATGAATGGTATAGGAAACGTTTAAAAAATGTAACAATACAGAAAGTAGAAGAAATGCCTGAACCAGAAGAAGAACAATTTTATGTTTACTGTAGAAAATGCGGCGACGTTAAATTGTGCGCGTCAAAAGAACACAAAGAAAAACTAGAGCAACGAAACCAAGAACCGTTAAAAGGTCGAAGTCTCTACACGTGCCGCGCTTGTATCTATAGTTGGCTGTAATGAGCAAACAAGCAGAAAAACTAGAAGCTGAACGTTATGAACCTGTTTTAGATAGTTGGGTACAAATGCAAAACGATATTTACACTTTAATCATGGAAGCGGTTAAAAATGAAACCACCGAGATATGCGACGGCCCGCAATCCTGACCGTGACAGTCACGGCCCAGCTTTAGAACAAGTAGCGAACCTTTTAGGGTTTGAACTGTTCGCCTGGCAAAAACAGGTTGCTGATACGGCGTTAGAACTAAACGTTAACGGTAATTATCATTATCGAACGGTTGGCGCTACTGTCGGCAGGCAAAACGGTAAAACCACGTTGCTAGTGTTTCGCATCGCGCTTGAATTGTTGAAACCTAACACGCTAACAATTTTTACGTCGCAGGATAGAAACGCGGCCCGCGCTAAGTTTGATGAGCATGTAGAAATGATTATGGCTACACCGTTTAGAAAACGTGTTAAACGCTACGTTCGGGCCAACGGTCAAGAAGCGTTATATATGAACAACAACAGTAGCTACCGTGTAGTTACACCAAACAACACCGGCGCTAGAGGCCTGACGGTAGATTTAGCTTGTATAGATGAGGCTTTAACACATGACATGCGGTTAGTGTCCGCTATCCAGCCAACTATGGCCACAAAACCCAGCGCCCAGTTATGGATTACCAGCAACGCAGGCGGGCCGTACAGCACCCTTCTACAGCATTACAGGAAATTAGGCCATAACGACTCACCGGCCCTGTCATGGCACGAATGGACGCCCTACAGCGACGACTACGACATTTACGACCCTGAAACATGGCGGGAAGCTATACCGACGTTAGAAGAAACACACGGCGTTACCTTAACCGCCGTAGAAGAAGCGGTACAAACAACCGATCCTATGATCTTTGCACAAGAATGGTTAAACGTGTGGCCGTCGCTAGTTACTCAAACCGTTATTGAACCCGTTAAATGGGCGGCACTAGCCAGGCAAGATATACAAATTGGTAGCTACATTTGTTTTGGTGTAGACGTCAGCCCTGACAGGGATCGCGCCAGTATTGGGGCGGCAGGTTTAAACGGTGCCTTTACCGCTCTTGAAGTAATTGAGAACGAAACCCGCATTGGTTGGTTGAAAGACCGTATTTTACAATTACACGAAAAATACAATATGCCGTTTGTTATAGATTCAGGGGCGGCAGCATCATCACTTATTGGCGAATTGGAAGAAGCCGGCGTAAACGTAATACCAGTAAACATGAGACAATACGGCCAAGCGTGCGGCAGTTTCTATGATGCAGTAGAAGAAGGAACTATCGCCCATTTAGGTGATGGCAGGCTAGATGAAGCGATAGGCGGCGCTACCAAACGCAAGCTAGGCGAACAATGGGCATGGAGTCGAAACAGCAACGCAGACATAACGCCTTTAGTGGCTTGCACTATTGCGCGTTACGCATTAGTTGCCGGTTTAACTTCACCAGATAAAAAAGTTGCTATACACTAAAGGTGAGACAAAAACAACTATGATAAAAATTAAACATATTGCACTTATACTAGAACTAGCAGGGGCCGCCTTTTTAGTGGCGGGTTTGTATCTTCTGTTAAATCTTGCCGCCGCGTTAATAGCGGCAGGGGCAATAGTAATAATTTTAGGAATCGCATTGGAAAACGCTAGATGATTTTTAACAGTTTGTTTAACAGGGAAACACGATCAACAACTATTACAATGCCTGATCGTTTTATCCCGCCGCAAAGTTTAACCGGCGGTTTAGCCATTACAGAAGGCACCACGTTAAGTATTCCGGCGGCTTATAGATGTGTTCAATTAATTAGCGATTCAATAGGTTCGTTACCGTTTGACGCTTACCGCGATGATCAGCGGTTAGATCCAACACCAGCAATTTTAAGGCAACCAGACCCTAATCAAACACGCATGGAAACATTAGGCGCGGCGGTTGCTTCTCTCGTTATGCGCGGCAACGCGTATTTCTTATTAGGCAACAATGATAGGTTCGGCTTCCCCCAGACGGCCATATTGTTAGCGCCTGACGCTGTAACAGTGCAGTTAGATTCAGCAGGTCAAATTATTTACCGAATAAACGGTAGGCAATACGACCAATCTGAAATCCTACACATTAGGGGCGGTATCATAACCGCAGGCAGTTTGATGGGCGCCGGCCCCTTAGCCTTGCAGCGTCGAACCCTTGCGTTATCTTTAGCCGGTGACGAATCAGCTTCAGAAATGCACGTAAACGGCAGTATCCCTAGCGGCGTGATAAACAGCCCTAGCGAACTATCACAAGATGAAGCTACCGAACTTAAAAACGCGTTTATGAAGGCGCACGCCGGCAGGCAGAAATCGCCGGCGGTGCTATCAGGCGGGTTAAGTTATCAGCCGTTAAGTTTCAGCCCCGACGATTTACAACTACTTGAATCTAGACGTTTTAGCGCTGAACAAATTTGTACGATCTTTGGAGTGCCGGCCCATCTGGTAGGTGTGCCGATTAGTAGCAGTAAAACGTATAGCAACGTTCAGCAAGATAACCGTAGTTTTATATTGTTCACTCTACGCGGTTACATGTCCCGCATAGAGCAATCGTTTAGCGGTTTGCTTCCACGCGGACAGGTCGCCTTATTCGATACCGACGATTTCCAAAGAGCAGACCGGCGCGAACGCTACGAAGCGCACAAAATCGCATTAGAAGCAGGGTGGCTCACCGTAGATGAAATCAGGCGTATAGAGGATTTACCAGAAACAGCACCAGAAATGGAGGCAATAGTATGAGTTTAGAAACCAGAACTATTGAGTTCGCGGCGTTAGAAACCCGCGACGAAGCTGATGGCCATTATTTAACCGGCCTAGTAGCTCCCATACACGGCAACTACGACAACAGCAGTTACATAGAAACGTTTACCAGCAACACATTCGACAAGTCGATAAAAGAGCGTGGAACCCGCATACCTTTACTAGAACAACACAACACTCAAAACCACCCGATAGGCATGTCGGTACGGTGGGAAAAATCAAGCGAAGGCCTGATCGGTGAATTTAAGTTGGCTAGTACCCCGCGCGGCGAAGAAGCCCGCACTTTAGCGGCTGACGGCATGGTTACCGGCCTTTCAGTAGGATTTATTCCCGTTCGGAACAAAACGACGACAGTGAACGGCAGGCAAAACATACAACGCCTAGAAGCCAAACTAGATCACGTCGGTTTAGTCACTAGCGCCGCTTACACCGAAGCCAAAGTATTGGCCGTAAGAGCCTATGACCCTGACGATGAAGAAATCGTACCGTTGTTAGCTAAATGGCGGCATTTGCTTATAAACGCTTAAAAAACTTTTTTAGAATATCTTGCGTTTGGTGTTGACAATGGTGTTGAATGTGCTATAATAAAGGTATGAGCAAAACGGCTATGAAA